CGCAGCTTCACACCGCGCATGGTTGGTATCCAATTGTCTGAAACAATCGCACCACCAGGCTGCATGAACGTATAGTTTTCGTTCATGATGATGCCGCGCGTCGGCGCCGGGATTGTCACAGTCTTCAGCTGTTGCGCTGCTTGCGCCGGTACCTGTTGACGCTTGAATGCCTGGTAAATGCTCATGGCACTGGCACCGGAAAGTCAACGGTAGAGGAAACGACAGCAGCAGAAATAGGAAGCCTGTCCACGATGATTGGCGACGGGCTGTCGTTGCCCATGGCGATCAGCATGGCATCGCCAAAGGATCCCAGATCCTCGGCGTAAGGAGATCCCTTCTGAGCCTTCCATTGCCAGATCATTCCAAGCTTGAGCAGGCGATCGCCCAACAGAAAGCTGTCGTTATCAGTCAAGAAGCTGTCGTTGGCGCCGCCGCTCGCGAGCGAAACACAGTTTTTATCCATGTAGGCAAACGTCGCAGTCACGCCGGCAGGCATCGGCGGATGAATGTGCATCTGATTGCCATAGATCGTCCACTCGCCGTGGCTGTCGAAATAACCGCGCATGCGGCGGTGCATCCAATCATTCAGATCTGGATAGAACCGCATGGGGTATTGCGTGGTGATCGATCGCCACACCTGCGCGGTGAGCAGCATGCGTTTAAAGTTTTGCGGAAGATCGAAATCTATTTTGACGCCATCGCCGGTGTAAGTCTGCACCGCCTTGAGCGTCTGCCATTCGCGGCTGTCGTAGGCGATGCGCTGTGCCATCTCGTTGGCGAGCGAAAGCATCTCCGCCATTGTGCGGTTGCTAGTGATTGCAGAAAACACGGATGTCGGGATTGCCGCCCCGACACTCGTGCAAACATCCCTAACAACCGTCAACAATGACATTCGTCATGCGGCTTTCTGCTGGGCCTCTGTTGCCATCCGCACCAGCGTTTTCCGGTTCAGCGAGCCGTGCGGCGCGTGTCCGGTGTTGGTCGCAATGAAATCACGCAGTTGATCGAGCGACATATCATCGAATTGATTATCGGCTTTTTGCCCGCTCGCTAGTGCGCGCTTTAGATCTTCCTCGATGATTGCATTGCGCGCCTTGAGTGCTTCCAGGTCGGCCGCCATCTGCAGGTTTGGCGCGTTGGACTTACTCTCTGCGATGTACTCTTGCGCCTTGTTCTTCAGTTCGCGCCCGCCATGGCCCAGGTTCTTCAGCTCCTGGCCGTCAACGACCGCAAGCGCCTCAAGCGTGTAGATATTGAGGGCGCGCAATTCCGCTCGACGCGCCTCTGTAAGAAAAGGAACGTGCGCAAGTGGCGTACCGGATTTGGTTTGCGCCGCCTGCGACTTGAACTGTTGGTACTGGCGAGAAAAGCGTTCGGCATAGGTCACAGCCGTCTGCTCGCCGGTGGTGAAATCTTCCGCCCAATGTGAGAACGCCGTGGCTGGAAACACCGCCACGTTGCGTGATCCAGGGAAGCGGATCTCAACGACCTCGATGTCATCAAAGATCGGCCGACCCTCTTTCAAGCTTTTAACCTCGTTCTTTTTCGCCAGGTTCTTGAACAGTGCAACAGCAGCAGCATCAGGATCTCTTGTAGGCATCGAGTTTCTCCGTCTGAGGGAGTGGGTTGACTGACGCCGCCGCGGGAGGGAGCAAGGGACACCCTTTGGGCGGCGGCGCCAGCAGTCGCGACATCTTACGCAGCAGGATTGCTGTCGTAGAACCGCCAGTTAAACATCGGATTGGTCTGGGTGAGTTCACCCATCCATCCGATGAACTGGGCAACGGCGTCCTTGTCGATCGGCATTTGACCATCGCCGTCGAACAGGTTGTCGAAGTTTCTGTTCGGGTGATACCGCATGCGGAAGCTGTCGGTATTTAGACCAAACGTGGTGTTTGCCGGCATGTTGGATCCGATGCCGCCATCGAGGACGATCTCGGCCCGCTTGCCGCCACCGATGTACTCGATCGCGCTGAAGCCAAGCTGGCCCAACGAGGTCGAGTTTGTCTGTCGCTGGATGGCGATCGTCGCCGCATCGTAAGCCGCATAATGCTCGGGGCTCATGATCAGCAGGTCGGCGTAGTCCTTGCCGCGAGACTGCTTGGTCATGATGTAGTTGAGGTACGGTCGGATCGTGGTCGCGCTGACCTGGGTACCGATTGCCGCCACCATCGACTGAGCATCATAGGTCTTGGTCTGCCAGATCACCGCAAGGTTGCGATCGATGCCGCCGTAGGTGCCGCTGGTGTTGACGATCGGCACGGCGGTCGCCAGCCCAGTGATCTGCTTGCCGCCGTTGGCGGTGCCATCACCATAGATGCCGGCATCCATCGTATCCTCGAGGGCGCGTTCGGCAGCCGCGATATAGCTGTCGTACACGTCCATGAGCTGTGAGCTGCCTTCGTTGTTCAAGATCTCCTGCATGGACAGGATGACCGGAACGACAACCATTTTCGGATCGAAATAGGCGTCGTTGAACAGATCGAGTGCGGGGTTGAGCAGCTGATCATAGCCGCTGTACCACTGGGCGACTTGCTTGGAGATCTGCAGCGTCTGGCGAATGCGCGGACCTGAGTAGGTATGCCACAAGCCCTTACGCCGCATTACTGCAAGCATTGCGTTGTTGTTGGAGACGAGGTCTTGGTAACCGTCAGACCGGTCCTCCAGAGCCATAGAAAGGATCTGCTGATAAGCAGCATTAGCGTTGATGTTTGGCATTCGCCAACCTCAGATTAGACGCCGCCATTCACACGCTGGATTGCGCGCTGAATAGCTTCGCGTCGGCCAACGGGTTTATCGCTCCTGCGGCGCTGCCCGTCTGAGGGGCCGGTATCTGGAGCGCCACGGATCGACTTATCGGGTCGGGTCTGAGCCGGCGGGTTGCGGGTCTGAGCCGCGCGGGTTGTCGGAGGTCGAAGGCGGGCGGCACGTTGGTAGGCCTCTTCAAGGCTGAAACCAAAGTGCAGCTCCTGTTCGATTAGATCTCCTAATTCATCAAAACCAGGATGGCTGTCAGCGAACTGATCAACCTGCGACCTGGTGTGATTGAACTGCAGGCCAGTATGCAGCTGTTGTATGGTGGATTTCAAGTCTTCCACCTCGCGGTGGAGGGAACCGATCTGGCTCTGGGCCGCCTGCTGACTGTTCTGCTGCTGGATGATCTTATGCTGCTCGGGGCTCTGGTTGAGGATGTGATACGCAACATCCCGTAGTCCAAGCTTGCGGCCGTCTGACGTATGTAGGTTGAGATTGTTGACGATTACGTCGAGGCCACCGACCAGGTCGGTGCGCAGCTTCTGCTCCATCGAGACGTAATTGTTGAGCGCCTTGTCGAGAGTGGTACCATGCTGGGTAGCCATCTCGTGGAAATGGCGTATCGTATTCATCGTCTCGTGATCGCCCTTGAGCTTGCCGTATGCCCCGTCAAACTCCTTCGCCATCCGGTAGACCTCGCCGCGCACACTTTCGGGCGCGGCTGACCACTCTGCTTTGGCGTGGTCGGCCCAACGCCCTGGCGGCTCTCTATAGGGCGCGGTTTCGGGAAGAGGTGGCGAAGGCTTTCGCGCAGTCTGCTGCGGCTGCTGACCTGCAGCAGGATCGGCTTGCGTCGATGCGGTATCTGCAGGCGTCTTTGCAAAACGCCCGCCCTCGCGATAGCGATCTTGTGGCGGCTTACGCAAATCAAGCCCAGGCTCAGTGGCCTTCTCAGCCCTTTCAGCCTTCGCCGCCTTCTGATCTGCTTTGCGCGGTGCTGGGGTTCGCTCCTTTTCGGGGGTATTTGCCCGTTCAAACGCTTTGCGAATACTTTCGCGACGGGTTTCCGGCCGACCATGACCACGATCCAGACCGTCTACCGGCTTTTCCGGCGCCTGATCTCCAACCGGCTGAGGGTTCGCCACGGGGTTCTGATTGATCGGTACCTCGTTAGCGGGAGCTGATGGCGCAGAGGGTGGCGCCGGCGGCGCGATGTTTACGTCTGACATAGCAAACCTCGAATTTGATCTAGGTCAAATGCCTGGATCGGTGACCAGCCCTATATCTTTCGAGCGCCTTCTTCAGCGACTGACGCCGTTTTTCTTTTTCTTGCCGGCTGTCAGTTGCTCTTTTTTTCTCTGGAAATTTTTCGTTGCCAACCTCGATGAGGCCAAGCGAACGGCCAACAGCTCGAAAGGCAGCCTTAGACGTATAAAAGCGGCCGTCGACTTGCTCTGTTGGCTCCATGATATCAGAGATAACGTAAGGCCGCGGCAAGCTAGACACGGCCGGTGCGATGCTGACCTTGTCTACAATCCAGCGACCAGGCTCTATCTCAATAAGCTTCGGCACGTTACCTGCGTTTTTTAGATTTTTTCTTACCCTTGATTTTAGCTTTCGATCGGGGCTTTGCCTTCGCCGCCTTCTTAGCCTTTTTCTTCTTCTTCGTCTTTTTCCTTTTTTTCGCAGGCAGCGCGGTAACATTTGACCCCGGCGGCTCGTTGATACTCTCTATTGGATCCTGCACCGGCAATGGCACTGGCACCTTTTCTGGATCTCCTTGCATGCATCTCTCCCTTGTTTTTGGTCACCATCTGCCTGGAACGACAAATACCTTGCGACCAAATTCCAGTCTACCTGGTTGTCCAATTATCGGAAGATGAAATTCATCGCCGCGATGAGTTAGTTCGGTGTCGTATCCTGTCAGTCTGAATTGACCGACAGCAGCCGGCATCTTTGGACGCGACCAGTGCAGGTTTGTCGCCTTGCCCGACAACACAAACTGGCTTGGAGCTGCAGCAAAACCGCGCGGCCGGCTCAGTACGATCGGCTGGCCGCTGAAGACAAAGCTCGTCGGGGTGGCGAGAATTGTCTTGTTGGCGTGGGTAATAAGCCCCGTATTGTAGCCAGTGAGGGTGAAGACGCCGGTGTTCGCGACCAGCTTTCTGACCGTCACCTGGACAAGGTTTGCAGCCTTGCCGCTGAGAACGATCGCGCCCGTGGCGGCCGGCAACACCCGACCGATAGCAAGCCTGGTGGCATTGCCGCTTAGGGTGAATGCGCCGACCGTGACCGCCAGCCTGTAGGCCGTTGTCTTTACAAGGTTGACTGCATTGCCGGTGAGCGTGAACGCAGCCGGCGCCGCGATCAGCTGGTAGTGATTGACGAATAGGCCGTAGACCAGGTTGGCTGAGATACCGGTGAGCGTGAACGTCGCCTTCACCGCTGGCATCGTGTGCGCGGCTCGCAGTCCCGTGCTCGTGCCGGCGAGGGTGAATGTGCCCTTCGTCACCGCCAACGTGTGCGCGATGCGTAATCCCGTAGCAGTGCCAGACAGCGTGAAGGCGGCTGTCGCCGCCGTCATCACATGCGCGATGCGTAGTCCGGTTGTCGTGCCGGCCAGCGCAAACGTGCCGGGGGTCACCGACATGCCGTGCGCGTCGATGAACCCTGCAGCTCGACCAGTGAGCACAAACGCCGCCGTGGTGGCCGGCATCGTGTAGTGGTGGATGTAGACCAGGCCCGTAGTTGTGCCGGCGAGAACAAACGCCGCCGGCGCAGCAGTCAGTGTGTAGGGGGATCCGCTGGTCGGAGGTACCGGGACAGGCTTTTCACTGATCTGAGTGCCGTAAATTGCGTACTCGAGATCAGCAGTCTCGTTGATTGCGACTGCGCCAATCGGTGTCGCTATGACGTACTGGACATGCGTTGTTGACTTATAAGTCAACCCGACTGCGACACCGGCGAGCGCAAACGATCCTGGCGCAGCCGGCATGACATAGGCGGCGCCACCTACTGGGGGTTGCCAGCCTTGGATGCCGAATGTCTGTGAGCCGATGCCGTTAAACATGCGGGTACCAGAACGACCAAGGATCTTCTGACCATGCCGTCAATTCTGAAAGCGTGTGAAACTTTCCAGACCACATGCAAGTCGCATAGCGCGTGTCGTTGCCGCTGGCGTTGAACTGCTCGGTGTTGAGCGTGTAGAATTTTTGAGTAGCAAGTTTGTGGATGCTGAATGAGGCGGCGCTGCCTGACCCTGCTTGCAGCGTTCCATCTTGCAAGTCACGCACAACCCAATTGGTTTTACTTCCCGCGCTTCCGCCATTGTCGCTGTCCAAAGCAACCGCCGCAAAATATGCGCGGCCAGCCTTGAAATAGATCGGCGTTGTTGGGTTCATGCCATACGGCGCAGACGAATTCGGGCAGTTGATAAACATGCCTCCGTCAGGGCCAACAGCGAAAGTAAAGCCACCATCGTTAGAGTTTTGGTTTGACATCAACTCATAAAAACCTGCCCCGTTAGGGTCGAGCGACGAGGCATAGCGAATGATGCAAGCCATCGTTTCTTTGTGATCATCGACG